AACCTGTTTGGGAGGGTTTTGGCTTGTAGGAGTCTCCTAAAGTACCCTAGCATCAACAACTTATGCCTAATTATGCGTAAATACCCTATAATCAACGACCCTGCTTCTGTAAGTCGCACTTGTGCCTTGTGTAAAAACTTGCGTAAGTAGCATATGCCTTTTGTCATAGCTCCCCCCCTGCCTCCTTGTATGCCTCCACTATGGGTCGTGCTTCATCAAGGAACTGGCTCTTTTGGGCTGGTGTCCAATGGGTTACGCTCTTGCGGGCGAGCCACTGCCTAGCCTTGATGATGTAGGAGTGCCACGCTTGCTCGGCCTTGGGGTTGCTGGTCTCAATGGGGTCTGGTAGCAAGCCAGTCCATAGGGCTAACTGCTTGAGGCCACCGGGGGTAGGGGCTTGTAGGCTTGGCCTTGCCTTGGCTACTCGCTCATACCGCCTTGCTTGCTCACCGTTTATTTGTGCTATTTCTTGGATGGCTTCTAGGTCTAGCCCCTCCACCCTTGCCGATAGGAGCAGGTCGCCAGCGTCTGCCGCCAGTCCGATGGCCTCCCCCATCTGTTGTATGGCATTTTCCTTGGCCTTTTCTAACTGCTTGACTGTCTTTTGTAGCTCCATTCCGATCTGTTTTTCGCTCATTTTAGGATGTCCTTTTGGGTTATGCGTAAGCCTCGGCCAACTCCTCGGCCTCGGCCTCTGCGGGTGGTTCTATCTCTCGAAATCTATGCTGGGCAAAGCCTCGCTCCGGGTAGGGCGGGACAGTTGAGCAGGGGTTCTCTAGCTCCTTCAAATAGACTACCACCTCCCCTGCCTCTCCGTTCAATGCTACCCCTATGCCTATGCCCCTTATTGTGTAGTGCCTATCCTTGATTGGTAGGGCTTTGTAAAAGGCTAGGATGTCGGGCGGGAATCTGTCGTCTACGCACACTACTTTTGAGCCAGTTGTCACCGTTTTTTCCCTCGCTTTTTAATGCCTTTTTCCCACGCTTCCTTGTTCCATTTTGGGCATTCCTCCCGCCTCTTTTTGTGAACCCTCAAGGCTCGTTCCTTGTAAATCTGGCGTACCCTTTCGCTCCGTTGGATGCGTAAAACTAGGCCAGTCCGTTGGCTCAATTCCGTAAGTCTTGCAGAAATGGCCGCTCGTGTGTAGGGCTTGCCAGTTGAGGGGTTGATGTAACGCTTTGCGATTGAGGTTAGGCTGTCTGGGCTTCGGTTGCTGGCTAGGGCTAGTAGGGCTTCGTCCAATGTATCGTCCCTCCGATGCCTCAACATCTGGCTATCGCCTTCGTGCTTGATGGTCTGCTCCACCACCTCTGCCGTGAGCTTTGCCAGTTGGTCTAGGTCTATCGCTGGGTTCATAGCCTTCATCTGGGCTAGTCGCTCTTTGACCCGATCTTCTAGGGTGTCGATATGGTCTGCCATATTTGGCGTGTAGCTTGCCAAGATTGAGTCGGCTGGGTCTTGGCCTTGGTGGTTCATTGGATTTCTACGAGTGCCGTCCGCCCCACCCTTGCCAATTCCCTCTTTGCTTGCCGTTCTGTGGCATAGAAAAGGTCGATAACTGGGAGCTTGGTTTTGCCTGATGCCTTCCTAGAAATAACTGCCGACCCGGTGTCGTGAGCGTGGTAGGTCTTGCCCTCGATTAGCAGGGTCGTTCCGTAGGGGATAATTTTAGGGTCTACGGCACAAGATTTGCCAGAGACTAACCGTTTTCCAGTAGAGCTTTTCCACCCGAACTCGTCCTCGCCCAACCAGTATGCCGTGATGCGAGCCTTGATGGTTTTCTTGGTTGGTGGCTTTGGGGTTTCAATCATTATGTTCGCCGCTTGGCTTGAGCATAAGAGCGTGATGGCTAGAATGATGATGGCTTTTTTCATCGTTAAGAAGTGGAGTCGCTCGCATAGGTGGCGGTAGCGTCTCGATGGGGATTCGTCTCCCTTGGTTCTTTTGCCTTCTGCGTTGTCAATCGGGGTCTTGAGCTTGTCGATCTGTGCCTCGATTGCCTTGGCTTCCATCTTGTTAATCTTCACGCTTAACCTCCGTCCAATGGCATCGCTTGTTTGGCCTTTTGATCTTGCCCCTACCCTCTAAATATCGAAGGTGATACTGGATTGCTCCGTGTGTTTTCTTTAGCACCTCTGCAATCGTGCAGGTCGGAATCTCGTTGGTAATCAGAGTGAACACGGCATCTCTCAACATATCAATCGTGGCTTGGTTGCGAGTCGTGGCATATAGCTTTTCCAGTTCCTTGCCGGGGTATCGGTCAGCAAGGATGCCGTTGGCCTTGGCCTCTGGGGTTACATAAGATTCGTTCATCAAGTTTTTAAGATAGTTTGAGTTTAGGTTGATGCAAGGGATGGTTTTGGTTTATTCAGCACAATCCATTTTCACCAAATTCGTCTCTTATGTCGTTAACATCTTTACCTTTGTAAAATACATATATATTTTGATGAGTCTTAACCACTTTTCGCTTTGAAAAGGCTTGTGTAATCCTCATAGCTGACGAGCCTATTCCGTCTAAAAGTATCATTTCATTATAGAAGTGAAGCCCACAATCAATTATTGTGCTTTTTGTTATTCCAGTAAGATTTCTGTACCAATTTATTGGCCTTTCTTTGTCTCGAACATCTCCAACGACTATGCAAAAAAATCTGTTTTCTTTTATCAATGAGCAAGTCGATGAAAGAATGTTGTTGTATCTATCAACAAATTTATCCCATTCCATATTCGACAAGTCTCCGTCTTGGTCACTATATTTTTCTAGGTCGAAATATGGAGGACAAGTGAAGGCCAAATCAAATTTTTGGCTGATTTTTGGCAACTCTGAATAGCTGTCACCAGTTATCCAGTTAGGGGTTTTGTTTCCGCAGATTCGATTTGCTTGCTCTAAATTAGAACGAACTTGCTCTTCACGAATTTCTATTCCGGTATATTCCAATCCTTTCGAGCTTGCAACAATTCCCCGAACCGACCCGCCGGCGAATGAGTCTAAAACACTTCCATCTTTAATACAAAACCAATCATAAATTACTTCGCATAAAACTGGGTCAAAAACAGACGCACTTCTATCAAAAAGCCTTGGCTTACCTTTAGAATAAATCCTTTTGAATCCCATCAAATCTTCGGCCCTTCCAAGCTCACTTTGTATTCCTAGATTTATCCATTTCTGTTTTCTTTTCCTCCATTCGCTAGTCTTTGTATCAAGAACAGAAAAGGGCATTATTCCAAATCTCTCTTTGAGAGTTCCGTCTGCAATCTCTTGCCCAAATAAGTCTGTGCTTATCACAAGTAATACTCCGCAACACTCTTTCCGCTGTTCGTCTTTATGGTTCGCTTCTGCACATCGTAACCAGCCTTCCGCAAATCGCAAACTCGGCTTGCCAAGCGAAAGCACTTGAACCAATCGAGTGCCTCCAAAGCCGTGAGAGTTCTCCCAGATTGCAAGTGGGCTAGGATGCGAGCGTTCTGGTCGTGGCCTTCCGTCTTTACTGGATGCGTTGTCCTCATAAAAGGCAACTCAAACTGCTCTGCCTCAACTATGGCGATCATTTTGCGTTCCTCCCAGTTGCCTTGCGTGCTTTGAAGTTTCTGTTCTTGGCATTGAGAACGCTTGTAGGGTGGCATCCCCAAGCGTTTGCAATATCTCGAAGTGAAAGCCCAGACTCGTGTTGAGCCTTCCAAATTTCCCAACGCTTCTTAACCACCGAGTGTGTTCGATTGCCTCTTGCCCTATATTTCCCGTAGGTTGGAACTAGCTCCTTGGGAATGTCTAGGGGGGTGGCTGTACCCATAACTAGGTTTGCAAGCCCTTTAGAGGCCAATTCTGCTCGATTGTGAGCCATCTGTGCGGTGAGTGTCGTTACCATTTGCTCAAACTCTCTGATTCTATCCTCACACATCCTAACCCGATGGATTGTGGCGGCCAAAACCATATCTTGAGGGTAGTTCACGGACACCCCGCTTCTACCCAGTCGCTATGAGTGTTGAATCCAGCTAATTTATAGGTTGGAGGGGATTCGCACCCCGATTTGATTGGTTTCTTCATTGGTTGGTTTCCTTTGGTTGGTTGTTGGTTGCTTCTCCGCTGACAGTTTCTTGCACAAGCTCGCCAGTCCTTAACCGATGCCCTGCCCCCGACCTTCCATCCGTTGCTCTGGTAGTAATCAAAAGCCGACTCTGCGTCTGTCTGCCTCCATCCAATCTCTTTAGCAAAGGCAATCCATTCAGCGAGCGTGGGGCGTAAGCCATCTCTCTCTTTCTTGTTATCTATCTTACTATTATTGTTACTATTACTATTACTATTATTATATACAATAGATGGCTCATCTTTGGTACATAGATGGTTCATAGATGGTACATAGATGGACGATCTATGGTTAATCCTTCGTGCATATCCAGCCGATCTTTCCTCCATCTTTACTAATCCAGAGGCCACTCCTCCGTGATAGATTGCCCCATCCTTTAGCTCATAAACCCCAGCAACCTCAAGCTCTTGCAGTAAAGGCTTGGCATCTTGCCCAACCATTCTGCTGATCTGTTCTGGGGTGGGTATATGTCCGTTGATGGTTAGCTTGCCGCCGGCGTTGGCCTTATACATAAGACATAGCAAGTGAATCCATAGCCCTTTAGAAGCAAGGCTTACCAATGCCAGTTTCTCATTAGCCAGCCAGCGGTTAGGCTCAAATGGAAACCAGAAGGAGTCCCGCCTCATTTCTTGGCCTTTTCCATATCGATCTTCTGATACTTCTTGGCTCGCTCCAATAGCTCTTTAGTGATGCGATGTGAGTAGTCGAGGTGGCTGATGATATCCTTGTAGTTCTCCCGCTTTGCGTGATCGAAGTCCTTGAATAAATCCTTCAATCTTTTCGATACGATTGCGTGGAACTCGTCCACAAGTTTCAGTCTTTTTACGCTCATTTTTTCTTAATCCTTTCTAGAATGTCTTTTACTAAATCCCATAATACGCCGCTCACAAACAGAATGGTTAGATAGAGAGACAAACATCCCAAACCGATTACGAACACATCCCACAAAGCTTTCACGATGGATAAAAGGAAACTTACCATTTGGGTGCTTTCGGCCAGCTTGCCCAAAGCCGAACATCATTTTCAGAATGCCCCCAGCTTCGAGACACAAACGAGCCATCAACGAAACGACCAACGCAAACCTCACCGCCAATATCCATAAGCACTTTTTCATCGTTCTTGGGTTTCTCCTCTTGGCTTTTCCATTCCAACATTGACCACTTGACTCTTGGAACATCGACATCAACGCTCATCCGATAGCCTCCGTAGAGCTACGACAACCTCATTGAGAATGTCTTGGATGACTTGATCTTCTGTTCCATCGGCTAGTCGCTGGACGAGTTCGGCACACCGCTCTCTTTCGAGGGCGGCGGCCTTTCTCATCGCATCATCGATGATGTCTTGGATTAGGTCAGAATGGGATTTCATCGTTAGGATTTCCTTTCGCTATCGCATCTGCTTCCGCAAGAATCTCTGCGATGATTTCATTTCTGATTATATCGTTCTTATATGGTTTGCCATCTGCTCCGGGCTTGAGGTCTTGCTTGCTCAACCACTCCAAGTAATCCAAGCCCTTGTTTCCGAAGGCGGCGATCTCCCGAAGGGTTGAGCCTTTGTGCTTTCCAAACTTCAATTCCATATCTCTAGGCTCACCGCCATTAGTCTTAACCGCAACTCCGTTGAGCTTGGCCGTGATGTCGGCTAGGTCTGCTTTGCTGATCGAATCAGACTTAACCGTGTCTATCTTTACTGGCTTGGGTGCTGGCTCGTACTTGTCCGTGTTGATGTCCTCAAACCCGCCAATAGGAATCTCCTCTGCCGGGGTCGTACTCAATTTAGAATCTATTAGCACGACGATGTGTGCGAATGCCGAACGACAAGCCCTGCTGATACTTCTCGTCTGAACCATAGCCCTCTTTGCGTAGGTGGGACGATTTGCCCACATCGGCTCGTCATCACCCAAGAATCCCTCGGCACTTGAGATTACTTGGCCGTTGTCCATTCGCTTAACCTCACCGATGCAACGATAGCCATCCTCAAGACGCTCGACATCTCTTGCCGATGCAACGCATCCGTGAGCCACTGCGATTGCTTGCCAGCCTTCGACTCGGACATAATCTTTCTGCCCAATGCGTTGGCAAGTTTCTTTTACGATGGCACGACAAGCCCCAGCCACATCAGTCGCTTGGCGAATGTGGGTTGAGACTCCGTTGCCGTTGGTTACTGCTAGTTCATTCATTGGTTGTTTTCCTTTTTGTTTATTGTTTATCTTGTCCGTAATCGAATATGCCAAAACCTTCAGCATTTTCTTTTGCGGTTGTGGGTAAGTTCAAACACCTAAAATCATTTCGCTGATCGAACTCTGTATCTGGAATCGGGCCATCCACTCTAGTCACCCATTCTTCCAATGTTTCTCCTTCGAGGCGTTTGGGATATTGCGGTACACAATCACTCATTTTTTTGTCCTTTCGTTTATGGTTTTGATTATCGGGGAAAGCCACTTGGTGCTGATGTCGTGGGAAGGAACACGGAAAACTAGGATGCCCATCGATGCGGCGAGATTATACTTTTCCATATCGTTCAAGAACCCGGTCGGCCTCGTGTGTCTGCCCCTGCTCCACACGCCCCCCTCGAGTTCGATGGATACGCCGGCGGGGTGATAGTAATCAAACCTAAACCTTCTGCCCTCCGCAAACTTATGCTCTCTCTTTAGCTCCCCACCGCCAAGACTCCTCCAAAGAATCTCAAACTTGGCTGATGGGGTTAGCTTCATTTTAGTTACGCCCCACCCAGTTCTTTGTGGGCAAGACTAGCTCTGGGTCTTTGGGCTGATTGCCCTCTGCCACGATCTTGTCCAAGCGGTCGAGGTCGGCGGCAACGGACAAATAGAATCTCCGTCTCTCGTAGTTCTGCTGGTCAATGTGCTGGGCAATTAGATAAAGCCCTCGGACAATCACCAACCCTACAAAGATGATGAGGCCAAAGATCACCAGCGAATCCTCTGTTTTTGCCAAGCGGGCGAGCAGTAGTTGGGGTTGGTAATGAATGGATACTTGCCATCATCCAGAGCCTTCATCACGAAACCCTCCCAGATAACCTCGCCCGCCTTGTTGTTCTGGTAGTTCATCTCTTCCCATATCGAATTGATCTTATGGTGGGCAAGCTGAACAAAGCGGAGGAGCTTGTTCTGTGAAACATCAAAGGTCACGGCCTCTAGGTGTTCAATCTCCTTCATCCGTTCTGCGTAAGGCTTGGGGTTGGCGGGGTCGAAGGCATCCATCACTACGATTGTACCTTTGCCAGTCTTGGTGCGTTGTCCCATAATCTCACAATCAATGTAGGGAGCTTTGATGCCAGCATTGGCGAGACGCTCAACCATTAGGTTATGGTTGGATGCAATCTTTCCGTGGCGGTTGTATCCGATGCCAGTCTTTTGATGAAATAAACCTCGCCAGCCGTTCAGCTTTCCCTCAATGGAGAACCCATCAGAGAACTCCTCGTGGTTAGCCGGGACGGCAGAGGCTTGTGGTCTGGCGGGGTGAATGGAGGATGTCATTGTTTGTTTGTAGAGGATTTCGTGGGGTTGTGTAAAGAACTATTTTAGGAGTTGCTCAACTATGAAAAGGGTTGAGCCAGCACCTACAACTAGTCCGATGATATAGGCTATTAGGATTTTAGTCATTTGGTTGTTCCTTTCTGGTTAGTAGGTTCTGCTGTCTGGTGACTTTGCAAGTTCGTGTAGCAACCAATCATAGGTGTGCCACTCTCCATTTGCGAAAGCGTTTTGCTCTGCCTCGGTCTGACCCTCACCAGATAACTCCGGGTCATACTTCTTATTCTCTGCCTTCTCCCGCAGTTCCCAGAGGAGGCTTATGAAGTCCTCCTTGGTCTGGCAAGATTGGCTGAACTTTCTTTTATTCCTTGGCTTTTCAATTATTTGCATAGGGTTTCTTTCTTGGTTGAGGGTTACGAAGTTAAAAAGCGAATAATTCTTTGCCCAGCTTTGGATGTGGTTTCCCAATTTGTCTTGCGGATTACGAACAAGTTTCCTGCGAGGATCAACATTCTCTCCTCTTTCTTTAAGGTTTTAATCGCAGAGCTAGCTGTTTTGAAAAGAGTTCCACGCTCTTTCCACAACCATCCAGAGGGAAGCTCTCTAATCGTTGATTCAATTTTCATTTGGTTGGTCTTTCTGGGTTGGGGGTTAGCTGACAACAAATGGACGAACCTTGTCCACCTCAAAGCGAACAACATTCTTGGTCTTGCCGTAGGGAGGGAATGGAAGGCTCATAACTCTAGATGGAATCTTTGCCCTCACGATTCCGTCCTTCACGGAAATAATCTTTAGGTTGCATTTCACCACTTGAAATAGGTGGTTAAATTGAAACTTTACATATTTGCCCACTAGCTCGCCCTCTTGAACCGGGGCAAGTTCGGTGCTGGTTTTTGTTTGCATAACCAAAACCTACCACACCCCAACAAGTTGTAAAGGGTTTATTTACGATTGTTTATAAGTCCCTATAAATACGCTACTTACTAGGGAGGATTTTGTAGGCTTTTATCCATCTAAAGATTTTAAAACCCTTTTTGCTTGTAATAACCACTTGAATTTTCCGAACCTCCAATTTCTTTTTATCGAGTAGCTCACGAAGGATGCGATCAATCGAACTGGATTTCTTGCCCATCAATTCCATTATTTCTTCACGAGTCTTGAACCCCTCTGGTCGTGGAGGGCATTCTTTATTTTGGATGTGTTCTTGTAGAAGTTTCTGCCAAGGATTTCGGGGGGATTTCATTAGAAGGATTTTATGTTTGTGGGTAGGTGGAATTTGTTGCCTCGTTGTCTTGCTTGGAATACATCGTGGGTCTTGTCGGGGTAGATCATTCCATACGCCCAGCCGTGTTGCCAGCGGAGCCTTCGCAACTGGCCTCGGTTATATTCGGGAGTCTTGTTGCAGAGGCATCCGATGTTGTACCCGGTGCGAGGGTCGATGGAGACGCTACGAAAATAATCAATGGCGTGGGTGTGGCCGAAGATAACATCTCCGTAAGCATCGGCGTGTTGCTTCCCGCTGTGCATAGCGTGGCCGTAGCCGTGAACGAACGATAGATTGCCACACTTGTAAATCCCACCGACTGAATCATAAGGAAACATCCTCGCCTTGGTTTCCTTCATTATCAGTTCGATATTTTCAATCCCATCATTGGCATAATCACGAGCTATTCCGCTTCGGCAGTTTCTAGCCATATCAAAAATCCGTTCATCGTGGTTGCCCCTTAAAAAGATTCTCTCATCCCCGAACTTAAAGAACTCCCGCAAGAACTCCTCCCCACAATCCCAATCCTTCTGCAAGCTGGATGATTGCTCCTCATCCCCTGCTCCTTTTCTTATCGCTCTAAAATCCCAGAGGTCACCGATGCAAACCACCAGATCGGGCTGGTATTCTTTCGTAAAAGCGAGCAGAGCCTTTACCGAAGGAGCATCTTGTTCATCGCCGTGAATGTCTCCACAAGCAACGAATTTAATGGGCTTCATAAAGGAGGTTTAGATTGTCCAGTTAAAGTTGTGTAAATTAAATTACAACACTCTCTAGCTCTAGGATTTGTCAATGTCTCATCGGTGCATCCATCCCTAGCTAATTCCATAACGATGTGCATTTGTTGGCGAAGCGTGAGGAGATATGTTAGCTGATCGGTTGCCTCCTCTATTGCGTTTTCAACAAGCCGTGCCGTTGGCATTTCCCAAAGTTTTGTCCCGCCGTGTTCCTCGACTCCCCTTTTATATTTCTTCTCGATGGATTCAACTGCCGCAACTTGCAAAGTCGTTAAATGAAGTTCGTGCTTTTTGGTAAAATGCTTTTGGGTTTTCTCCACGCCTTGCGTTGATGTCATCCTTTTATCTGCTAGACCACGGACGCTTACTGACTAGAGAAACTTTTTGATTATTCACTTGTTGCTTTTGTGGGGATACTAACTCCCGCCAACCAGAGATGGTGCTATCCTCTAAATGAGGTTGTTCCCAATCAAGATGTCGGAGCTGGTGTTTCTCGGCTATCTTCTGGCAGATCGAATAGGTTTGGTCATCTGACCAAGAGGCCAGCAAATCCCCGCTGGGGCTTCGGGATAGGGGAACATAGTCTATTGCGTGTGCCCCCTTTCCTAGGTCGATATGGAGCGATTGTGGGGGTATCCCACGAGCGTTTGTGACTTTCCTCCCCGCCTTTGTGCGTCCTTGGGCATAGAGTTCCTCTTGCTCTTGGGGAGTACGCACCGAGCAGTAGATCAAAACTGGAATCTTTTTGCTCATCAACTCCGAGTACCAAGCCCCAACCCTCTTCCCGAAACTAGGCTCACACTTTTCTATGTGGCCTCTTGACCTCTCGACCGCCTCTCGAATCGTCATTGGTCGAGTCTCTTTCGGAGTTTTTCATTTTCCTCCACGAGTCGAGATATCGTTTTGAGCGATTGCCCAAAAAGCTGTCTGTATTCTTCTGAGGTTGCCTTGGTTCGGTCGAGCTTGTCCCACCGCATAATGAAGTCGGTAATCGAATCTTGGTTCGGGACTTCGCCAATGTCGTAGGGTCGGGTGGTTGCACACCCGCAAATTAAACTAGCGGCGGTGAATCCAAGAATCGACTTCCGAATCACGGAGACGGCGGTTGTAAGCAATTTCTTCATCGTCTCGTTCTTTTCTTGTCTTGGCTCTATTCTTCGTCCACCAAGCGATGATTCCAATTACACCAGCAAGCGAGGCGAGTATGGCCTCCCACATCTTTTATTTCCGTGAGAACTTCGAGAGGAAATCGACAATCTTTTGGAGCGTGTTCTCTGGCTCGTCACCGGGAATCAAGGAAGCCACGGCAATCACGGCAGAGAGGAGGGCAACCAAAGCACCCACCCAAGCAAACACATCTTGAGACTGAACGAAGGCTAAGATTTGGTTCATAAGAAGGGGTGAGTGTCAAAGGCTATTCATAAGGCCAATAGGTTGCTGGGTTAATTTGAAATGACTGACTACCAGACCAAGACCAGTTTGAAGCATATGCCCAGCCCGGAAACCATCGAATATGACAAGGAATTGTGATGCCATCTATGATTAAAAACGAATAGGGGTCGACTTGTTCTTGAACTTTAATATCACCAGCATAAGTATTATACCAACCATCAATAACTATCCTTGGATAAATTGTATTCCCATTCAAATATCCAGATGGGAAAAAAGTTATAAATGAAGGATTATTGCTGTAATATTGGAATGGGCCAGAGCCAGAATCCTCATTCACAAATGAAGTAAATCCAAACAATAATGTTCTTATGCTTTGGCATACTAAATTTTGCTCTGCGGCGATTGAATTTGTCCAATAAGCGTCTTGAAGTAAGTCAATCGTTACAGAATTTGAATATCTATTATAGCCATCTATTGTTGCTGTTTGATTCCCTTGCGAGCTTCCTGTAACCCTCCAAGTTTTGACTCTCCACCACCAAGACATATATTGTTTAAGTGGAAGTGATATTGGGTATTCGGTATCTATTCCGCTTTGTTCCGGCTCTCCCTTGTCCAAGCAAAATGGGAAGTATCCACTACCACTTGCGTGAAGAACTTTCCCCATAGGATTTCGCTAGGGCATTAGCCCAAGAGTTATTCTAAAACTCGTTTGGCAAGACTTACAGTAGCTTGTGCCACAACTTGCTCGTTTGTTCCGTCTGTCTCGTAGACCTCCATAAGAATGTCTCTTTGGGTTGCTGTCGATAGGATGGCATTGGCCGAGGCTGTTGTGATGTTAAAGGTTAAGTCTAGCTGATTTCTTTGTAACTGTGGGGTTTGTGGGATAGGGGGTTTTGGGAAAACAATCGCTGGGTTATCTGTAAAGCCATAACCCTTATTCAAAACATTGATATTTTGCAACTGCCCATTCTGTATTGTCGGAACATCTAGTCTAGCACCAGAACCAGCGGCATCTTGTATTGTTGCACTATAATTATCGCTAGTATAATAAGAGCCAGCACAAGTGATGGAAATAGAGGAAATGACAGCCCCCGCTGGCGTTGGGACAGAAATAGATGGTGCTGAAATATATCCCTTTCCACTCTCGACAACCACATATTCACCACTTAAATTCTCATCAACAATATAATTAACTTTTGCTGTCTGCCCCCCAGAGGGTGCTGTGCCTACTGTGGCCTCGTATGTTCCCGGTGCATATCCAGCACCCAAAGTTGTTACTGCTACTGACGAAAGCAGTCCGTTGGGAGCGTCTGGACTTGGTGCTGTCACAATGGGTGCAGAGACATAACCAGCACCAGCATTAAGTATCTGGAATGTATATTTAGATTCTGATTCTTTGATAATGTTGGCAACAGCATTCCCGCCAGCTTGAGGGCTTTGTCCAATTTGTAACGAGTAAGATTGCCCAACTATGTATCCATTAGGGCTATTTTGCAATTCAAGTGTTCTTAAAAATCCAGACTCAAGCCTTCTGTCTGGGTCTGGTGCAGTTGCAACTTGTGTTGATTGATAGCCGAAGCCGGGATTTTCAATAATTACATTTACAGAACCAGAGCTAGATTGCGTAAATAATATTGAGGCTTGCCCACCATCAATAGGGCTGGTTGGAACTGAAAGGGAGAATTGTTGATCTATTGAATATCCTTGAGGCTGAGTCAAAACAGAAACACTTTTAACTTGTCCACTAATAAAGTTTGGTGCTGGTGCGGTAACAATAGGGGCAGAAGTATATCCGCTACCACCATTTACTACTACAACTTGCGACCTGCTTCCATTTCTATCTACAACTAAATTTATTTGTGCTGGCGTTCCAGACGCAGGGGCTTGTACCGAACAGCTATATGTCCCATCTGAATATGATGCGGGAACATTACTCAAGCCAGCAGATCGAACCAATCCCAAGGTTTGAACGCTTTGGAATGCAATATTTGTGCTTCTGGTGTATCCAATACCCCCGCCACCCAATAGATATTGTACGGCGGCTGGGCCGGGTCGGGTTGCGATACTTGCTGGGACAGAGAAAGCCGTATCAATAAAGCCATCAGCAAGAGTCGATGGCATAGTATAAACAGTAGTTCCGCTAAATTCAAAAATAACTGGGTCGCTAGTCAATGCACCAAGCTCAACTAGGTCATAATTTTTTGTATATGTTGCTGGATATCCAGCACCAGCATCCAAGACCCTAAATTCTGGTGTATATCTTCCTCCACCAAAATCTGAATAACTAAAAGATAGACCATTATTTCCTAAATCCAATGCGGAAACTATATAAGATGTATCTCTTCTTGGAATAAAAATTTCCATAACTGCATATCTGGTTGGAATAATGCTTCTATCTTTTGGGACAATAGCAACTAAAGCACTTTTCCCAGCAAATTTATCGTGTTGTGGGTTTGGAAAATTAGAAATAGCACTTGCATTAGTATTTATACTTGCAAGATTTCTTCTTCCGACAATAGTAACTCCATTTATCTGTGCAGACAAACCGGGGGCTTGTGTGCCATTAAAATCACTTATTAAAACCGCCCTTTGATATTTTGGGTCATATTGTGAGCCGGTAACAACAACGCCAATATCATTATACAATTTAGCCCCAACCTCAATTAGAGCAGACTGTTGTGCTTTTGCAATTCTAGGGTCTGTTGAATATGTCTTGCCATTCCTTGTGGCATATACATATCGAAATGTATTGGCCCCATTTTGGCTTATCCCACCAGTAATCCATTTATGATTATCTGGAAAAGTTCCATCAGGATTAAATCCAATTTTAAGACCGCCAAGGTTAATTTTTGTTGCAGTTTCAGAAAAAGTCGAAACAGTAGCTAGGGCAACAAGACCAAAACGAGCATTATTGTTTCCGGTAACATCGCTAACATCAGATACTATTGAATCTACATCTCCATAATTTGTTGTAAAACCAGTTTTTAAGATTGGCAAATACGCAAGAATGTCTCCGTGCGATACAGCTGGAGTTGCGGAATATCCATATCCAACATCACTAATAATAATTCTCCATAGCGTACCATCCCCAGTATATTGTATTGATGCAACTGGTCTTTTGGATGTAGGTGGAGTCTGGCCTCCATCTGGGTCGCTAAATTCAAGTGAAACCGTGTTTGTATTAACTCCCTTGCAACCCAAATCTACAATTTGATTAGTAAGACCAACCAATGATTTAGTAGGCTGAAAAAGAGTTACAGTTGGGGCATTTGTATATCCAAATCCCCCACTTGTTATTGTTAGTGACTGAATAAATCCACCACTTGCAACAACTGTTGCAATCGCAGTTCCGGCTGTTGGTGCGGCAAGAGTTACGCTTGGTGCAGTTGAGTATCCGCTCCCGCCATTAGTAATAGTTATTTTATTGATTGAGCCACTTACGGCTGACGCAGTTGCCGCCGCAATAGTTCCAGTAGTTGCACTAAATACTAAATCAAATGGGCCGTTTGAATAACCAAATCCACCAGTAACAATTGATATTGTTGTGACTACTCCTGCGGATATTGTTGCAGTAAAGCTCGCCCCAGTTGTTATGGATGGAGAAATATTTAAGTCATAAGTTCCATTTGGATAGCCCCTACCCCTATTTACAATATCTATATCCACAACCTCACCAGACAAAATAGACGAAGTAAATGTGGCTGTTGTTGTTGTGTTTAGTTGTTGTGCTAGGTCTGGATTAACTCTTATTGAATTATCCGACAATTCATAACTAGCCGCAATACTAGAATCCACATATTGAAGAGGTCGAGTAATGATGGTTGGCGTAGGTATCGCAAATCCCGCCGTAATGCTTGCTGTGACTGGGGTAATATAATCAACATTTAATCTAAATACACCAGTAACGATTGGAAAGGTTGCTATGGAAGAAATGATATTAGCGGTTACTGGTGTATATGTAAATATTCTAGCCGAACCAACTGTTCTAGATGCTGGCGATGTTACTATGGTTGCTGTGGCTCTAATCGTGCTGATTGGCTGTGTGCTGACAGCTTGACCATCTGCCAATTTTAATGTCGTAGTTCCAAGTCTAGCCCTAAAAGAACTATCATCGGCAGGTTGTTTGGAACTAACAATATTTTTACTTATTTGAAGAACATTGATTTTTATATTCCTCTGCTCATCAGAAAATATTGTTGGCTTGCTAATTGGAATAGTGCTTTGTCCATCCAAAAACCGACCACTTGCAACATCCAGAAATAGCTCTTGAGAGTTCACTTTAGACTATGCCCTTGTCAATTACTTGCCCAGAACCGTGATTGTGGCTGGCGTGCCATTAGAGCATACAGTAAGGGTTATCTCCCTAAACCCCGCCACACCGCCGCCCCCAACTAATGCCCCCGCTGTTGCGGATATAACATAACTTCCATCGGTTACCTTAATATCTATATTCGCACCAGCTATGGGGGTTCTTTGCAATACTGCGGCCTCTAGATCGTGGAGATAGGTCTTTGTAATTAGGCCATTATCAGCCAATACTGGAACTTTAGAAAAGGAACTTCCAGTACCAGACCTCATTCTATTTGTCCCTTGGTTGCAGAAGCACGAACTCGGAATAATCCACCAGCCGTCTCAACTGAAGAACCAATAATGTTGATTACATTCTCATCTATTCCAGCCCCAAAAACAGGATATTGAACCGTGCCAACAAATGCAACCTCCGTTGGCTTATTCCTAATAATTTGAACTGGCAAACTTCCTACAATCGTTTTTACTCTATCTTGAACTGCCGTAACATCTTCTGTTTGGCTATTCGTTGTGATTGTTGCTGTTGGAGATAGCCATTCGCAAGTATAGCTGAATGCCGCATCTAGGGCTGGAAGTCGCACAAATCCAGTAACAATCTCCTTCTGATATTGATAGCTTGTCTCTAGAATATAAAGCGAATTATCGCCAGTTCCTCCCTCTGCCGATACTTGTAATCTATATAGGCCATTTGCTGTATCTCCCGCAATATGAGACATATTCCTACGCACAACACGGAAGCTCCCCGGAGGCTGGTCTGGAACGCCACTTACATCTTGATCTAAAGAGAAGTTGGAATTGAGTGCAGAGAACGAGCCAACAACAGAGAATTGAAAAGATGAAATACCATCCCGGCCATTGTCTGTTATGATGTCTGGCTCGTAATCGAATGAGGATATGTTTGAGAGAATTGTTGCGGCCATATATTTATTACTTTGCTACTGCGGCTGGCAGTTTGTCAGCCAACGCCTTGATTGCGTCTAATAATGCTTTTTGCGTATCTGCCCCACCACCACCTTTTGCCTTTTCTGCGGCGACTTGACTTGCTGGTGTCCCGCCTCGCATCGACCCAAACTTTTCAGATAGTAAAGGCATTTCCCCTGCGGCTTGCTGTGCGGCCACTTGTTCACGCATATTCTGGGCTGTTACTGGTGGCAATCCTTGTGCCTTTCTTTTTGCGTTTTCTTCTGTTTTCATACTCTCAAACACTTGGTCTTGAGTTCTGAAATCTTCTTTCTTTACCTCTCTAGCCCTTACTTTCCTTGCCACATCTAGGGCTTGTTGTCCTGCCCTGCTTGCACCCAATAGACCCCCACCAGCTTCTTGTGCCATCTTTGCATCTGCCGCCCTCTCTGATCGCTGTGATCTAATAACATTGTTTTGGGCTTTGTATATTTGAAGCTCTAGTTCGGCTGATCTTATGTTTCGTGCGTTGATTTGTTCTTTATTGTTGCCCTCACGATTTGATGCAATAAGCGTGTCGAGAATCTTTATATTTTCATCCCTTAAAGCAACTGCTTGTTTTAGTTCCTCTTTGGCCAAGTCTACAAGTATCTGTCTGCCACCCTCTGTCTCATTAACAAATTTTAGAGTTTCTTGTGCTTGCTTTGAAATGTTTATTGCCGATCTGCTTTGCTTTTCGATTTTTTTAATTTCGTCTGCTTCTTTTTGTTTCAGCTTAACAATTTCTTCTTGCACTAAAAGCTGGTCTTGGGCTTGCTTCAATGCTCTCTCGGTATCCCCAACTCCAATGTTTATCCCGGTGAACTTTTCAATGCCCTTCAATATCCCGCCAAAGGCTCCGAGTTGTGTGATCTTGCTTCTTAAAGACTCAATCGTGTCCTCGGTCTTTTCTAGCCCAGCTTGTGCTTGCTCAACGCTCGTACTCTTGAAAGACATCTCAAAGGCAGAAGAAAGGGCTTTCTGTGAGTCGTAGTAATCTATGGAGGCTTGCTTGACAGTTTGCCCGAACTTGTTAATCGAGCCGAGGACAGCCGCCCCGAATAGCCCGCCGACACCCAAGCGAGCTAATGAGCCAAGAGATGAGCCAGCCTTCCCAGCATTAAGGCCAAGGGAAAGAAGGCTTTTCCCTAGTCGCTCTGTGCTTCCGCCAGCCCTCTTGAATGTTTCGGATGTCTTGTTGGCCTCCCGCTGAAGGTCTTTTAACGCAGTTGTTCCCTTGCGTCCGTCGATTACTACCTCTCCCTCTAACTTAAAGCCCATATTATCTCTTGAGCTTGTTAAGCCTCTCTTGCTCCTTACGCTCTATATATGTTTTCATATCTTGCTCCTCTAGCCGAAAAGCAAGCCGAAGGGGGGCAACTCCAATCTTATCAACAGCATTGGCCGTGTTTGCAAATATCGTTTTGATAAAGTCCCCAGCCCTTTGTGCTGGTACAGCATATCCCTTCCCGGCAGAAGTTTTGGGGGATGGCTCTTTCTTGATATCAGTTTTTGTATTTCTTACCCCTTGCTGTTTATACCTATTCAAAGCGGGCAACCAGCCAGCAACAATATAACCGCAAGAACGCCTAACTGACTTTACAAAACCATCATACTTTTGTCCCATTCTCTTGCCACCCAATCCACCTCCACGCAATTTAGGGGGTAGGCTTTGTGGTCTAAATTTCCTTCTCCAATTAAATATCTTAAACCCTGCTGGTGTCCCCTTGTAGAAGTCACGATTTCTCTTTGCCTTTGTCTCCCTCCCAGTACCTCCCTTTAGCCTTCTGACTTGTTGGATTGCCCCAAGTTCTCTAACTACTCTTTCTGGGCTTGTTCTTTTTGTGTATTGCATCGCCTTCATAATAATGTTGGCGGCTCGCCTATTAACTTCTGTTAGAAAATCAGCATTACGCAATTCAATATACTTATCGATAGTTCTATTGAAATCCCTAGTATCTAGCTTAAAGGATGTAAGAGCCATATCCTAATTATTTATCATCAAATACGCTTGCACAATAAGGCTTACTGAGTGTGTTCCTTGGCTAACTTTATATTGCCATTCAACATCTGATTTTTGAGTTCTTACTTGTGGGATAATTCTAGTCACATTAAATGAGTTTGAAAATGTACTTTGCAAAAGATCAAATTTCATTGGCCTTACAACATTGTGATTTGTAACTTGAACATTAAATGTCACATATTTACTATTGGCAACAACATCCCCGCTATAACAATCGACCGCATAAATATAAAGACTATATCCACTTGGGACTGAATACCATCCAGCTTGCATAGCCCCAATGGTCGCATTGATTTGTGCGTAGGTTGTCGCCCCTCCCTTTGCTGTAATAATTCCAGCATTATTCTCTTGCCCAACGGCAGGAGTAATCATTGAGAACCCATTGATTCGATAGAAGGAATTGGTTGTTGAAGCTGGCGTGACTCCACTTAATGTTACATTCTCTGATATTGGATTCCAATTTGAATCAAGTCCATTGATCGCTATAATCCCACCAGAATCAGCCGTAACTGTGCTTGCGATTCCCATTGTGCTTGCAGAAGATGGGAACGCATAAGTGTTTGGTAATCCATCCCAAAGAGTTCTATTGTTTGTGGTTACTTGATCGCTAAACGCAAATAAGCTAACTGGAATCGCATCTGGTGGATTGTTTTTAGCCGCCCAAGTTTTCCATTCTAAAGCAAGGAGATGATTTATAGATACAGACATACCTAGTGTTTTTCGTCAAGAATATCATCAATTATATTTACTGCGTTAGAGTTGTGCCTTCTAACATCAATCCCACGATTGACAAGCATAGCGTGTTCTAGCTGAACAAGTTGCACTTCTGCCATATCCCACAATACTTGCTCTGCCGTCCAACCAAACTCCTTTGCAAATAGCCAGACGGACGAAGCAATCCCGGCTGGCTGAACTATTTTGGGGAGTCGTTCCCTCCGTTAGTCTGAACACGAGCCTCTGCAATTTCAGAGAAAATTTCATCAACAATCTTCACTCCCTCAATAAAATCAGACTCGTTAAAATCGTCAGACCAATTCAAAACAGTCTCTCTAAACTTGGCCTTATCCCAAGCCAGTTTAACCAATTCTGACCTTGGGTGAGTCAAACAAAAGAGACTAGACCAAATAAAGAACTCCGTCGTATCTGCCTCCTCACGAATCTGGTTCATCACAATTCGTGTCCCAAGGGTGAACTTTCCGACCTTATTGCCCTTAAACATTCTCTCATTTATGACAAAGGATTTATCGAGTGCTTTGTTTAGAATCTCCTCATCTTTTTGTAGGTCTAGGCTCATAGATATTTACTCAGTTTCTTTCGCAGTTCTGGGGATGCGTTCTTGCTAACCAGCAAGGTAGCTTTCCCAAACTGCTTTTTAACTAGGGGGGTTGCGTTATTGATAGCATCTAAAAGACGCTCTCTGTTCTCTAGTACGGCTCTGCAATAGGCTATGGGATCATCGTAATTCGTGATTGCTGACCAGCCCTTTTCCCACATATCAACAATCTTGCCACCAAGACCATTGGGTAGATCGCTAAAGAAGAATGTGACGCTCCTGCGGTTATTATCGTCTGCATCCTCAATGACGGCCATTGGCTCTTTCTCTCTGAATGGGATGCCAAATGTAGCTAGAACCGATGCTAGTTTGATGTTGCGAGTATAAAGGATTTTTTCTTGCATAAGGATTTCTAGGTTAAAACTAACTTATACCATCGTATCGAACTGCCGTGAAGGATACCGTCTCAAAGTTGTCTGCACTACGATTTCTAGCGGTTTCGGTAATATAGGCCGCACCAGACAGATCGTAGTTGCTTCCGTTGGATACTGTGATGGTTGCTCCAACGCTACCGCTAAAGGTTGTATATGCACCCTCTACTGAGTAGGTGACTTTCTTATTGCGAAACACAACTGCCGTAACATCCCCGCCCTTGTTCTTTAGCTCAACTGCATCAGCAGAAGCAGAGGAAGAGATGGATTGAATTACCATCCCAGTCTGTGCTGAGGCAATTCCAAATGCTAGGTCTGTGCTATTTCCAATGATTGTAGCGGCCATATTATGTACCTAATCCATCGTATGCGGTTGCTGATAGGTCAAAGCTGTTGAAGCCATCGGCGGCTTGCGAGAAAGAAACATCCGTTACAAAGTAACTCCCGCTTGATACTGCGGCTGTGTTGCCAGTTAGGGCAAGGGCACCGCCAATTCCAGAAGAGGCAACAGCACCACTACAGTTACCAGAAAGGCTAACATTCCTTTTGAAAGCAGAAAAAGCAACGGCAGAGTGAGTGCCATTGTGCTTTGATACTTCAGTTGTCTCTGATGTGTTTGTAAGTGAGAAGCTCTGAATAACAACGCCAGTTTCAGCGGCGAGTCCAAAGGCAACGGAAGAAAGTCCTATACTTGTAGCGGCCATTTGATATTCCTTTGTGTCAAATTATCGTGAGAACACTCTGACCTTGATTAGCTCCCAGATTGTAGAGAATACAGCACCAGATACTAGGGCAACCAGCCAGAGCTTTGTTTTGATGGTGTGAGCGTCCCTCTCTAGGGTATCGACCTTTCCGTTCATCCTCCCAGTCCATTCGGCTATTTCGCTAGTATGACGCTCTAAAATCGAAATCAACCCTACCTGCCTCTCCTCGATTCTTGCGAGCCTCTCCCTCAAATCCGCTACTTGGTCTGCACTCATATCTCACAATCCTCTGCTCCTTCGCAGATTCGGACGCAAGTATTCCCATCTTCATCTATGAACTTCTCTATGTAGCCCTCATCGCAAAGCCATTTCAAAGAGGATACGAAGTCCTCGTATGTGTATTGGTAGTTCATTTGCTTGGTGTCTTTCCTGCGTCCTCGGCGGCTTGCATCATTTCGTAGTCCGGCAGAGCGTTGTTGTCTGTGTTCCGTGGCGAGCAAGAGCATAGGAAGAGACCAACCAACAACAGCTTCATTACTGCACATCCAATAACCAATGAGTTGATTGGAGGATTGCAGAAGGGCTTGCCGTTGGAGAAGAGGAGGAGTTTGAACAATGAACTTCTGGGCCGAATCGATTTGTGCTAGTGTCGTTTGTCGGCCCACCAGTAAGAGTTAAAAGCGGAACTTGCCCAATATTTATATTTGGATTTATGGATGAATCTGCTCCGTAGAGATTTATATTCCCTGCTCCATCAGACTCAATCACAACGCCAAAAAACCTATTATCAGATGCGGCAAGCCCAAAGCCATTTGTTAGCGTTGTGTAGGAAGTCGGGGTTAAATATGAAGCATTAAAACCTATTAGCCTTGCTTGAATAACGCCAGATTGTAGGGCAAATTCAGCACCAAATCCCTTGATTGTTAGTCCATTGACCCCAGCCAAAGGAGCGTCAGTAGCATTTCCAGTTCCACCAAATACCATTCTGATAACAGAGTTTGTGCTGGCCAAATACATCATACCACCCATTGAAAATCTGATTCTCTTTGAGTAGTCAATCTTGCCAGCACTTGCCGTCATTAGTGCCGCAGTAGGGTCGAAGTAACCAATTTTAGAAGTTCCGCTTGCCGAAGAGCCAGCGTTCAAATTCAGATGAAAACCTCCAGTATTTGCAAGAGAGGCAATCCCACCAGTACCAGTAACTTTTGTGTATGAACCAGCCAACCCAGCCCGATACATTTTCATTCGCCCAGAGGCAAAAATAAAATCGTCTATATTGCTTGGATTTTTTGTGAGAGGCATAGCCTACTCCTAGCTTACTTCGGTCACACGAGCCGTCCCAGCCGTTGCAAATACTGCTGTATGGGCTAGGGAAAGTTGCCCAGCGGGACACTCCCAATAATCTCCCGCAGATAGGCGAACTTGGTAGGAAATCGTGGTGCAGGTAGCTCCGGGTGAGATGTGGAGATTGCCAGCCCCCTCGTTAAACACCGTCAGCACTTCCCTGCCCGCCACTGCCGAGACGAGTGTGGTAGAGGCTGTGGTGCTGGTGAAATTGCTATTAGTTACAGTCGTGCCTTGGAGCGGATAGAATGTAACTACGCTGTTAGAGATTGAGGCTGTTACAGAACCGATCTGGGCCGTCCCTGCTCCGATGGTAACTGTGCCACCACCAATCGTCACCACTCCAATGCGATTTGTGCCAGATGGTAGAGCAGAATCAATGGCGACTGTTCCAAGCACCTGTAATGAGCCATTGGCAGTTAATGGGATTGGGTAGCAACTTCCACTCGAATCAGACCCATAAACTAAAACTCCTCCGCTATTCCCGCTCTCCCCAAGACTGCGAACGCTAGAAAGATTTGCTGTCACAGTTCCAGAGATCGGAAAAGAAGCGTAATCCTCTACCCAATTTTGTATCCCACCGGCTATTTCCACATAGGATGACCCTGATAATACTGCCGTCACCGTCCCAGCAATCGTCTGTGTCCCAGTTGGGTTGGCTGTGACTGTACCAGCGATTGTAACTGTGTTCCCGATTGTAACTGACGCAATAGATACTGGCTGTGTATAGGCAGAACCATCGACACGCAACGCCCCAACAGAAGAAACATGAACTATATTTCCAGTTGTAGATGTCCCAGTATGCCCACCAATTTTAATAAAACTACCAGATGCAGAAATCCCCTCTGTTGCAACAGTAGATTGCAAGAGGCCAAGATTGCCAACACATACCGTACTCCCGCTAATTGCGGTTGTGATATTAGAGATGGCGTTGCTTCCAAGGCTAACAACCGTGTGGGCTGGGATGTGTTGCCCGCTAGTTACAATGGTAGAAAGCGTGGTCGCCGACTGGTTGCCGTCTAAAATGGATAATGCCATATCTCAATCTCCTTGTTAAATCGTGCCGAGATAGAAGCTATTTAAGAAGTCCGAGAAGTCATAATTTCTCGTTCCATCAGCCGTTGGGTCTGGGGTTACTATAAATGAAAGAGTAAGTCCCCTCTGCCAAGCCCTTTTATCGGCTCGTATTGTTGGGGCTTGACTTGTGATTCTGCCCATAAATATCTTCAAATCAGTTACCTTGTCTTGGACTTTTTCCTTCAATGTGTTGTTGTTACTATATAAGGTCGAAAAGATGCTGTAATAATTGTCATCAAATATGGCTTGGGTAGTCCGTGTGGCTGAATCTGAATAGTTGAGTTCTACGCTAATCTCATATACCCCAGAATAAGGGATGATTTGTTGCCCACCGATAGAGGCTTTAATCGTTGCGTATGGGAATAGCCTTAACCCCCTTCTATTCGATACACACACATTAAGCCCCGAAATTGGCGTTAATAGGCTCGCCAAGGCATCCTCTATCTTGAACTGGGGGCTAATCATATACTTGTGCAGGAAATGTCTAGGAAGATGGTTTTTGCCCAAGTCCTATTCTCTGACCTAATGTCTGGGGATTCTGATGCCACATTAGCCAAAAATACCTTGAGAGTGGCCGTGGTTAGAACACTAGCTAGATTAGGCTCTTGATACATCACTTGTAAGATATCTTGAAACTTAGCATCAAAATCTGTTCGGGTGGTTGTGTCTGCCCTTGTTGCATAGGTGATTGTGGCTGGGCAACGAAATACGCCAGAATAAGGTATGATTTCTTCTGACCCAATAGAGGCTTGAATTACTAGGTTGGGAAGCAATCGTTGGCCTTCGGTATCGCTCTTATATATATTAACGCCAGAAATGCCCGTCAAGGCTGTTGCCAGCCCATTCTCAATCTGACGCTCGATTGAGATCATTAGGTCGTTGGGTCAGCTATCTCGATTGTGTAGCTAACTCCATCTGCACTTTGTTGATACCCAGCAATCATCCTCTCTGCCGTTCCTACTGTTATGTAAGCCCCGATAGTTACTGGCGAGGAAATAGCCGATGCTGGAACAACCATACTTTGCGTAACCCTCAAAATCTCTCCACCCACATCTAGCTCTTGTGCAACCGTTAAGTCTGTAACAGAGGCAGATACAGCAGAAGAACCAAGCCCGGTGACAACTGTATATAGGTCGCCGATCATATTTGTAAGATCGGTTGAGAAATAGGTGGTGTCGATTGTCCCCGCCATAAACCCACCCCTTATGTCAATTTATCTCTACGCTATCCCATATAAAGATATTGTCCTTACTGAATGGCTCTATTGTTTGTGGGAAATACACAACCTTGCTTTCCTTTCTAACCCCAGCGGCGACTGCCATTTGCCCACTATCTATTGACCAAAACTCATTAGCCCCCCTGATTGCCCTAGCCAACTCTGGGATGCTTGGGGCTGTGTAAGTTTGCAATCCCTTAATCTCAGTACCCTCTTGGCATAGAACAAAGAAATTATCCCCACCGCACTTTTTCCTTGCTTCAACGATGATTTGCAGGGGGTCTCTCTTGTGTCCTTGGCTTATTCCAAAGGGGGCAACCATATTATAGGTTTCTGGCAATTCTTTGGCTGGGGCATCATCCAGCCTATCAAACATAATATCCTTGGGGTCTGCCTTGTTAATATCTAGGTGTGCATACACAAACTCTGTCCAAGTCTTTCCAGAGAAGCGATATTCTTGGTATTTGTTAGGCCAAATTTCAAGGTCGATAACATCGCCCTTGTTCCCAACCTTCACATAAGAAACCATCTCGAAGATGCCGTGGTATTGGGGTAAGCAATCAAAGAATACCTCGTGGCCTTGGTCTGCTAAATACTTGCAAGCCGGGAGGCAACGGATGATGTCTCCTAGCCTCTGGGAGTATTTGATTGTTTTAGCAGTCATCGGCTACGCTCTTATCGTGTAGGTGGGGGAAGTATTCACTCAATCGAACTGGGCCGACTGTCTTTTGCAATTCCTTCCACCCATCCACCAGCCCCTTGTAGCCATAAAAATCTTCCTTAAACTCAACTTGTTTCTGGATTGCGTAGGCATAATGGTTGAATACTAGCCCCCAAGTTTCAGTCACTCCCCTAGGGACTAGGCGAGACTGGATGTTTAGGCGGGGCGGTTCGTGACTTGTGAAGCAAACATTCTTTCCCCACTTCCAAGCCCTCATCCACTCATACCAGTTTGAGCCATAGCCCTCCCTAGTAACCACTCGCTTATTTTCTCCCACAAAGAAGTTACAATGGAACTGCATCGTTGCCCCTTCCTCTGCCCCCTTGAGGCATTCGTAAATCCCCTCAATCTGTTCTGCTCGCCACATCTCATCAGCGTCCACCTCCATCACAACGCCATCATCCACGCCGAATAAGGCTTGCTGAATCATCTCTAGTTTTCCGTTGAAGGGCTTGACTTGAGAATAAACAACCACATTCCCGCCTTGGATGCTTTCAAGATATTCGTGCGTTCCGTCTATGCTCTTGTAATCCTTATGCCATTTGTCGGGTACTTGCTTGCACCATCGAGTGCATCCAACTGGCTCACTAACCCCCTCGACAATCCTCCACCTCCAAGGAATCTTTAGCTTTTGAAACTCTGCTAGATGCTTTTCAATAAAAGGCATTCCATTAAGAACGATGGTAAAGATGGTTAGCATAATTGGAAGATGGCCGCACCATTCCTCACCGCCAAATCTTCCCATAGCAGTTTAGAAAATCCCTTGAGCTTGTTGTAGTTTGCCAAGTTCTTGATGTCGTTGACATCGTCCAAGGCGATGATTGCCTTCTCTGCTAGGAATGGCCTTACGCACCGAAGTTCGGCCTCACCAGAAAAGGGTGAGCCATCAATCAGAACAAAGTTAAAATCTACATTATGCTCAAAGTGGATGTCCTCGATTGCGTTGGTGCTGTAAGGTTCGGCAGATTCAACGCATTCGTGATACCAGCCAATAACCTGATCTAGTGGATATTGATTAAGATTTGTTTTATTTGTTCCGTAAAACTCTGCTACATCTAGTTGGTTCATCCAGAGTTTAGGAAGGGTTGCCGTTCCCTTGACCGAAACTCCACCCCTTGCGGATAGATTCATTGAGTGCCGACCAATGCGGTCTGGGTGGTTCTCTATGCTGAATAGCCTTTTTGTCCTAATACATTGAGTCGAGCCATCCCCAGTTCCTCCCCCGATCTCTAGGCCAATCTCCAAGCCCTCGCTATACTTTGCAAGGGCTTTGCCAAAAGAATCGTGAATGGTTACTTCTTGCATTTCAATTTCTCTTCTAAAGCCTTGCGAATCACATAGGCAATTACTGCCTCTTTGTCGTGCTTCAATGCGAGCATCCCGGCTTTGTATAAATCTTTCTCTGCCTTCTCATCATAGCTCACATCCACCTCAACCATCGGGGGGACTGGCCGAGCCTCGCCAAAGCGAATGATTCCAGCCTTACGATTGCCAGTTTTGGCTTTTGCGTTTTTCATAGATGGCCTTCCCCTTGTCGTAAAACTCTGGCTTGTTGTGGTTCTTTAGTTGCTCGTCTGGATTGCCCCCTGCAAACATAGGGTTCTCGTGCCTAAATACCAAGTCCCTAGCTTCAATCACGCAATCATCAGCATAGGCTCTTTCCGTGAACTCGTTGTCGGAGTATATGCCGTCCGAATCTTGGTAGCTTGGGTGGAACATATGCCCCCCTTGCTTCCGTAGCCTCTTTTGCGTTAGGATGGCCATACAAAGCAGTTTGTCGGTTCGGAGGCCATCTGATACGGCCAGCACCCTTTCGGCCTCTAGGTTGTCGATTCTGCTCAAAATTAGGGCATCCCAGTATCTCGGTGGACTCCAATCATCGCTCATTTGCACAATAACCTCGCTTTTTGCCATCTTTGCCCCCTCATTCCAAGCATTGATAATTCCACCGGGATTAACTCTTTTTGCATCGTGGGGAGTGTAATCAACTGCTTCATCGTGATCGACCATAAATAACCACTCAACTGCTAGGGGTTCTTTGGCTAAAGCCAGCCACTGCATCTTTCTTTGGAAGGCCAACTGAGGGCGGCCTCTCGTAGCGTGGACAATGCTTATCTTGGGCTTGGGATACATATTCATCAGCTTGGCTACTTCCTCTTTTTGTCCGTAGCAGATAGAGGACATTCGGTATCCATCAAGAGCTTGCCAATCATAGATTGCGTGGACTTGATTCCAGTAATGAAGATTGGGCTTGGGCATAGCCATACAAGCCCTTCCAGAATGCCAAGCCTTCGCCCAATCCCCCCTTGCGGAATACTCGGCCATCATATAAAAATAAGCCTCTCTGCGAATAGGATTAACCCCAATTGCTTCCCCTAAATATCTAAACCGCTTCTCGTTGGGTGAACATCTGCCAAGGTTACATAGAAGTTCGTATTTGAGAGTTTCGTCTAAGTCTGGGAATGCCAAGGCTCTTTCCCCCACATCAATCGCTTTATCGACTTGCCCCCTCAAGAAAAACTCTTGGTGCTGATAGTAAAGATTGAATGGGGTAGATGTTAGCTCGTCTGCTAGGATGCGATGGTTTCTATCTGCCGAATCTGCCTTGCTGGTAATTGGGCGATGAATCCTAAACACTCTATCAATCGCCAACAGCTTGTTTCTATCGTTTGGCTCAAGGGCTTCGTGGACTCTATTCCTCCACCTACCGCACCCCTTACGCAAGGCCATCTCTCGAATGGGATTTAATCCGGCGTTCTCAACCAGATAACGGAAGCAAACAATTTCAGCCCCTACTTTCTCTGCTTGTTCCAATCCCTCTTGCAAAACCTTCTCCCCATCTTCTGCCATTACATCATCGGCATCTACCCAAATAGACCACTCGTTTTTGCAAGCATCGAGGGCTGTGTTTCTAGCGGAAGCAAAATCGTCTATGTGAGGCCAATCAGTTTTCTTATTCTTGTAATGAATGACTTTAGCTCCAAGCGAAAGGGCGATCTCCTCTGTCTTGTCTGGCGTAGCTGACCCCCTAGCCATACAAACAATAATTTCTTCTGCGATGGGCTTAAAAGATTCAATGACTCGCTTGATGTGGGCTTCTTCATTTCCAGCGATTAGGTAAAGGGATATAGGGATTTTCATTTAGACTAGGATTTCTAGTTATTAAGGGATGTCAATTAAAAGAAAAAGGGGGGATAGGTTATTCACCCATCCCCCCTTCTTCAGAGGAAACAACCAACAGCAATCTTTAGCTTGCGGAGTAGTTGGTGGTGATACGAACGGCGGCGTTCGGGTCAATCACAACTTCGTCCGTGTTCATACGAACACGCAACACTTGGCTACGGCGAGCTTCGTCACGATAGCTTTCGCTAACGAAACCACCAGCCGAGTCACCCGACCAGACCAAGGTGCGTCCGATTCCACCAGCGGTGAACTCACCACCAGAAATCTGACCTACGATGATCTTGGTATCTGGAACAACGAACGAGCCGGTGTAGGCTTTGTTCTTGCCAGCGGTGTTGTAAGCCGCACGACCAACTAGGAGGGTCTGGATTCCCAGAGCCGCCGCAATTTCAGCTTCGCTCAACAACCGAGCACCAGTATTGGAGATAACTCCAAAAAACTGATTCTGTAGGAGGGTGGAGCGTCTGATCAACTCAAACACATTGGCAGACATCGCAACGCAATTCGGCTCGTAACCATACTGGTTAAGAGCGAGTTTAGCCGCCGCCACATCACGAGCCACATCAACCGTAGCGATGAGGGTGTTCGTATAGGCAACTGCACGAGTCTGGTCAGCGATGGTGAAGGGAGTTGTTGCATTCCAGAGAAGATCGGAAACCCGCTTCTCGTGGGAGAGCTTCAACTGACGGAGCAAGAACTTGGCAGTTTCGCTTTCATACGAAAAAAAACGCGATAAATCTGCCACGCTACTATCGTCCAGAAGCTCCTCGAGGCCATACTCATCGGTCGAGTAGTTCGCAGAGCTGAAGGAACGAATCCCTCGGCTGTATCCCGAACCAGCATCACGAGCCGTTGCATTGTTGGAGAGCAACTCTGCACCAGCTAGTTGGACTTTGAGGTATGTTCCTGCCTTTGCATCAACATTCTGCAAGGGGAGGAGTTGTGAACCGATCAAACCGACATCGGCTTGAGGGGCTTCAATGAGGGCTTGGTTTAGGTCTGCCCGAATCGTTGTACCGCCGCTAATGTAACTCATTTTTTATATTCTTTCTTGGTTGGTTAAATTATTACTGGGTTAAGGGAACTGCGACTTCGATGACTGCATCAGCCGCACCGCCCTCAAGAGCAACTCCGACGATGCCAACATTGGCCGCCGCAGTTGTCACGAGGCCAGCCGTGCTAGTAGCCACAAGGCCACCAGCCGCAATCGCCACATCACAAGTTGCAAAAAAGGTTGGGTAGAACAGCTTAACTGCTCCGTTGTCACCAGCCGCCACATCAGCAATAGTAGAGCCAACTGCACGAGCCGTGCCAGAGACTGCCGCTACTGCCAATCCATCTGTGCCGATTTGAACGAATCGGTAAGCCGAAATCGCCGAAGCGAAGTTAAAGGTGCGAACTGCACCACCGTCAATGTTTGTTGCCATTTTAGTATTATCCTTTGTTTAGAGTTTGGTAATACCACGAGACAGAGCCTCGGAGTATTCTTTGGGGTTGGACAGCATCACGGCTTTCATCGCCTTGAGCTTGCTTGTTCCGTAGTCGCTATGGGCGGCCACGAGTGCTTCAAAAGTTTTGGGTTCTTCCTTTTTCTCGGAAGGAACTTCGATTGCAGGAGAAGCGGGGATGGGCTTAATGCCGAACTCGGTGAGAACTTTCTTCACAACCGCACTCATCTCCTCGGTGTTGTCCTCTTCCTCGTCCTCTTTTTCGATGACGATCTTGGGAGCTTCCTCGGACTTCATCTCCTCTTTCTTGACTTCTTCTTTGGGTTTCATCGCCTCTTCCAAGGCGGCGAGACGAACTTTTACTTCGTCCATATCTTTTTTATAATCTGTGTTTTCCATATTTGATTTGTCCTTTTTGTCAAGTGGAGCTTCCTCCACAGCTTGTTTCGTTGTTGCAGGGATTGTTTTGCCTCCGCTGATGTAGCCAAGTTTTTCTTGTGCTTTCACGCAAGAACCCGGCTCGTAGGCTTTCACTCCCTTTGCTGGTTCGTAACCGTCCCAGCACCTAAACTCTTTCACCTTCTCCATAAACTTTAGAACTTCCTCGAACAATCCATTAGTGGCGGCTGGGCTGGAAACTAAATCAGCAGAGGCGATGCTCTGGGGTCGAATGTAATCCTTGCCATTGATGGTCTCGGACTCATTCACAAAGGCTAGGGAAACGCCGAACTGGTCTGGGGCTTCCGATGCCATCTCTTTAATAAGGCCATAGTGGGGAGAGTTGCGGAGAAGGCGAAGGTCGGCCACTAGCTTGTCCCCGTCAATGCGGGGATTCCTTAAAAAACCGACAACCGCCTCCAATCCAGAGCCGTGATTCATCTTTGCCTTAGTTCCATTCTTGGCACCCTTCATAAGTTTGAGGGCAGTCTCTAGGCTTAACTTATCCACGAAAAGGTCGTGTCCTTTAGCCTCTCCCACCTCCAAAATTGAAACTCCACCTAGCTCGGTTTCTTCTAGTTCCTCGTCCCGATATGTGGAATAGGCAACCGCCGCCCTTTGTTGCTCCTCTGGAAAGTCGCTGATGGCTTGCTCATCTCCCATAAATCGGGAAACAAAGTCTTGCTCGGATTCGTCAGCGGAAGGAATGGGTAGGGGCATAAATCATCTTGGTAGTGTCAAGATGACTACAGCAAGCCTTGGCAAAGGCTAATAAACTGCGTTTTCTTTTGCTTCCGCTTCTTCGGTATCTGTTACTTCTAGGACATCTGCACCATACTTTTCTATTTGCATCGCCAGATACTTGCCGAAGAACCCATCAGAAGGGCCGTATTTCAGAACGGCTCGCCGATGTATAGACTCTAGGAGCTTAATGATTGTATCGTATTTAGAATCAATTGCGATACCTTTATCATCTATGGTTATCGATGTTTTTTCATCAATAAATGAGGCTATAATCTTAATCATAATGGCACTTATTTTACTCCTCGTGTTTTCACCAATAGCCTACCAGTTGCAATCCCAGACACAAGATCAAACCACTCTGGGTCAATTTGGGCAAATTTTGCTGGGTTTCTATGTAGCAATTCCATCCCCATAGAATAGACCTCAGTTGCACCAATATACTTTGAGCTACTACCAAAAGGAGTATCATCATATACTTTTCCAGTATAATACGCACGGTTATTTGTGTCGAATTCTGGGAAAAGTTCGGCGTGAGCCTTTGCAAAATTATCTGCCGACCCTTTCTCGTATTTCTTGTAGCCGTATCCTCTCATTGTCTTTTGAAACTTTTCAATCTTTTCGCCAGCAGTTCTTTTCTTTAGAAATTCTTGGCATAGGTCTTTTGCCTCCGCATTACCATCTTCAATTTGATGGCCATATTCGTGTGCATAGGTTCTGTCTGGTGTATCTATTCTAACCCTTATCCCTCCATTGGTTGATGGTATTGCAGTTGAACTTCTCGTGCCATCCACAAACTCCACTATTGTTGCTGTTGAGTCTGCCCTTTTTTCATTCCAATAGGTAACTGGTCTTGATAAAGATTCAGAATGAATATGCGGGTTGAAAATCTCCCTCAACTCCCCCTGCAACTTTTCTCTTCTTTCTTTAACATAATCGATGGAGGCATCTTTTATTGACTTACGATCATTGGAAATTGCAGATTGTTGTTTTTCTTTTAGCTCTTGGGTTGCCTTGGATAGTTGCTCTGGCGTGAACCCATCTTGGTTATTCAATGACTGTATATCTTTTTTAAGTTCAGCAAATCCAATTTGCCTTGCCTTTTCATTTGCTATTACTATCTGCTTTTCTTGTTTTTCAACACTCTCCTCAAGGGAGTTGATTTTTGCGTATTCAGCATCTAGGATTTTTCGTGTTTCAAGATAGTTCTTTACATCTTCTGCTTCTCTATATTGCACGGCCTTGTCTCTTAGGGGTCTTGCTTTTGCCCTGAGTTCCTCTAATTGTTTTTGGGATTCAACAATGCTATTTTTTGCAGAATCTATTTCTTTTTGCACATCTTCGGATTGCTTAATTATTGATTGCCTTACTGAATCAAGTTGCTTTTGATTGCCCTTCATCGCCGATTCAAGAGATGCCTTTTCCCTGCTGTCGTATGCCTTGGTTGCATTTGGGAATTTTGATTTTGTGGCTGGCTTTTCTTCTGTTGGCTTTTTTGTTCCCGAGGGCGGTGGGGGTGGGGGTGGAGGAAGGGGCTTTGGTGGTAGCGGTTTTGGAGGAAGAGGCTTTGGGGGCAGGGGCTTTTTGCCTCCCCTATCTTGTGGTGTTGGCCTTTTGTAGCCCTTCGGAAACTTTCCACCGGGTCGGGTTGGCGTATAGCCTCCCTTGAGTGGCGGCCTACCATACCCTACCGCACACTTGTTATCTGGCCCGAAAGTTCCCCCCTCATCTTGTCCACAATCCCTACCAGCAACGAACTCTGTTTTATTGTCCCTTGCTTCCATCTGCCCAACAACTTTCCTTGCCCAAGCATACCCAGCATCACCACCCCATCCATTCCACGCTTGCCAACCCTTCCCTTGCTCATCCCAAGTTGCACCCTTTTTATCGACTTCGTGGCGAGTCAGAAAGCTCAGCATTCGCCTTACTGTGTCGGGCGATAGCTTCACGCCATTTTGCAAGTCCCTAGCTCTAGCTATGCCTACTGGGGTCATTCCCCTTTGGCTGGCTGGCTTGCCTTCCCGCACATCCAAGGCTCTTTTGGCGGCCTCCCTAGCTCCTTCTGGTGGGGTAAAATCAATCCCATCGTATTTCGCTAACTCAATCCCGCCCATCATTCCCTCAATCAGCATCTTGATAGATGCAGGGTCGAGGCTTTCCAGAATCTCTAAACTACTTTTTTTTTGAGAAGTCCCAGCGGGGGCGGTCGGGGGCGTGGTGGGTTCTGGGGCTGGGGGTGTTGAGCCTCCCGAAGAATCCCCCTCTTGGTCTTTTGCAATCTGCTGTTTCTCCTCTTTGGTCGTAGGAATGGTTGTTCCAACATTGACCCCAGCGATGATTGCCCTTGCTTGGTCTGGGCTGATGGTCGGGAAGGCGGCGGTGATAATAGATACTGCACCCTCTTTGGAAACTGCACCCATAGCAACCGCATTGATAACATTGATGAGCGAAGCGACTTGTGCCCCATTGAGTGAAGCACCACCAAGCATATCCTCGTCCGAAGGTTGTCCAGCGGGTGTCTGCTCGCCTTCGGTTGGGGTTACTTGTGCTTGTTGTGAATCTCTGGTCAATCCCTCTGCGGCGATGTCGGAAATTGTATCGGCTGAAACTTGGTATTCCTCTGCCAAGTCCTTAATCAGCTTGGCTTCAATAGCCCTTTGTCGCATAGAGCTTTCAAAGTCGAGTCCTCTCTCCGAGTAAATTTGAGAAGCAGTCATTAGGCCGGATCGAAATTCTGCTAAATTGGCTTGGCTCTCTCTACCTAAATCAATAGATACATTAGCCCCGAAATTGAAAATTCCCCTTGTTGTTCTGCTCCCAACATTGTCCTCAATCAATCCCCTTGCAACTCCATCTGCAATCACGATGTTCTTAATTGGGCGAAGCACCTTATCATCAAGTAGCTTCTGGTATCTGCGGAAGGTGCGTCCAGCTTGTTGCATCTCAAGGCGAGCAGTCGGGCCACTCATAGCGGAAGGGTCTACGGCGAAGCTGTAAGGGATTCCAAGCCCAAGGCAAATGTTCCTCAAAAGAATCTTGTGGAACTCGGCGAATGCTCCGCTTGGACGGCTCGGCCCATCTGGGAACACGATGTCCTCACCGGGTTCTAGATAGGAAATTTTGCCAGACTCAATCGCCTCTAGCTTAATCGTGTTGCCATTCAAATCTTCATCGTTTGTTAGGCTTGATAGATCGGAGGCATTGTTGTTATTCCTCTTCACGATGCCAGCTTGGGAGCTTGCGTTCTTTGCGGCCATCTTCTCGAAGTTGATAATGTCGTAGATGTCCGTGCAATCGTTGATTGCTGTGTGGAAAGCAGAGATTCCTCGGTATTGGTCGATGCGGAGTGGGTCGAACAAATGGAACGCTTGGCTTGAGGGGATGGTTGTCTGGTAGGTGTAGAAATCGCCAATGCTTCGGTTATAGATGTCGTAGGCACTTGGAGCACCAGTATCTCGATCAATATGGATTCCACCAATCAAATCTAGGCTCGTATAAACCTTGAATGGGTCTCCCAACCTATCTGCCTCGATGCCTTGAATCTTTAGGTTGCCATCCTTGTCTCGGACTAAAACAAAAAGAAAGTCGCCATCTCGGAGCATACTCATCATCGCCACTTGCATAAGGGTTGAGCCAGTATGCCTTGTGGTTAGATCGCACTTGTCCCACCACTCTGCCCAGTATGCCTCAACCTCTGTATTAACTTCGGGGTTCTCGGTTCGGGCTTGGTAGGAGATGTTTGCGGCGGTATGGCTTGCGAACTTCATTAGGATGGAACGAACAAGGCCAACATTCTCTGCCAAGTCCCTCGCCCTCTTCATCAATTCTACTCGGTCATAATTGGAACGATAATCTTCCGCACCAGAAAGAGAACTCGGCCCTTTTCGTTCCCTTGTATATTTAACCGCATCATAGGAAAACTTGACGAGCTTTTGTCGTGCAATCATCCGATTAACTGCCCCTTGCGGGTTCAGAAAAGCAACGGCTTTATCTATTAAATTGAGTTGGGCTTTTTTCACGAGAACTTTGTGTAAGTTGTGCGGATACGAGTACCATTAGCAGACTGAATGGCTAGGGTCAATTCCGCAATCGTATCTCTTACCTCACCGAGATTCGCTCTTGAAAACGAACGACCAGCTATCGAATAGCTTGAACCCGCCACCGCAATCGCCTCTAAACAAGTAACATACTTATCACGAAGAGAAGTTAGGGTGGCAAGGGGTAGCCCAATGAAATCACCCTTCGCCATTATCAAACTCACTTTCTGTCAAACTTGCGGGTGAGACTTTTAAGCGTCCATATAAGGCCGCACCCACGATTGCCATACACTCGCAATCCAGCAAATGATTATTCTTCCCTATCTGCTTCCAGACAAGCCTTTCCCTTCCAGTCATAGGGTTTTTTACTCGCACCTTCACCTCTGCCTCAATATGCACCCGCCAAACATCGGGGGTGTCGAGGGCGATGTAGCCGGGTTCTTTTAATAGGTTGGATAGGATGTCTTTGATGGATGGGTTCGACCACCGCCAGACTGGGCAGAATTTCCACTTCCACCCTGCCTTTGATTGAACTGCCTTACCGCTGAAGGGGTCTCCATTGGCGATTCGAGCGTAGGGGCGTTGGAGCTTTCGATCATCTACAATTTCAGAGAAGCTGGCTCGATCTGAGCCGACCAACGCCATAAAGCCCCATTTGCAACAATGGAGATAGACATCTCTGGTCTGGTCACCGCTGTCACAGAAAACGCACTTCGACTCCACCCCAAACTCGTCTGCCTTGGCCTTAATGTCTCCCCAAGTTTCCAACCGCCCTGCCCACACTAGCCTTGACCTACCCTCTAAATCCCAAGCCCTCACAACGCACCAAGCGTGAAAGCCCCCCGCCTCTTGAATGTCGCAAGCCATAATCAGCTTCTCACCCATCCTAACTTCACCCATCTTGTAGTCACCCGCCACGATTTCCATCTTCTCGCTTTCGTGTTCCATCCAAGGCTCTGCTAGAACTCGGTTCACGAAGTCTTGTAGGCCGATGATTCCATTGTGCTTATCTTGCAAAAACTTCACCGCTAAACTTCCGAAGCTAACCCAAGGGGCATATAGGCCGTTGAGATGATAGGAGCGTCTGGCTGGTTCACCCTTTAGGTTGGTTGCCCTCCACTCCCCTTCTCTCAGCATCTTGGTTTTCTGTCCGTCTGTAATCTTTTCCTTGCACTCCTCGCACTCGTAGTAGGTCGAGGATTTTACCAGCTTAAAATCATAAACTCCATCCTCGATCTTTGCCGACTCGTCCCACTTCACTTGTCCCCAGACTAGCTTCTGTTTATGTCCACAATGAGGACAAGGCACAAAGTAGAAACGCATATCGCCCTTCTGCCATTCACTCCAAATGATTGAGTCGGCAGTTGTAGGGGTGCTGGTTGCTATGATTAAATGATTGGGGTATGTGCTAACTCTAGCCTCTGCTAATTGAACTGGGTTAGCCTCTCGCCCCGACCCCGCTTGCTCTGGGAACTTGTCCACCTCATCCATACATAGCAAGGCAATCGAACGACTAGAAAGAGCAGAGGGGCTAGTGCCAGCCCACCATACCGAGCATCGTTTGAAATGTTGCTCTAGGATTTTGATTTTGTCGGTGTTGTCTGGCTTTTCTTTTGCTAGGGCTGGGCAATCGTCAATCATTGGCAACCACCTAGTTTCTGTGAATGATCTAGCCAAATGCTCGCTAGGCATTACCCACAAGGCGGGGCAAGGTCGCTCTGCTATTCGATATGCTAGGCCAGCTAGAATCGTTGTGGTCTTACTTGTTTGTGCCCCCCATACCAGCACCACCCGCCGAATCGAATCATCGCCAAAAGCCTCTAGGGGTTCACGGACATAGGGTGTGAGCGTTGTTGAGTACGCTCCGGGTATGTTCGTTACCCTAGCTGAAAGGGTAAGGTTTTTCTCTGCCCATTCTGGAATCGAGAGTTGTTCTCTTGGCTCAAACAAAAGGCGAGCGAAGTTCTTGGCCTCATCGATCTGGTTCATCTCTTAACCAAATAATCTTTTGCATATGCCCAAGCTGGGTTCATATGGATTTGATGATGGCACTCGAAGCACACCGCCAAGAAAAACTCTACCTCGTTGAGCCTATCCCCAAACCTTCCTCGCCTATGATGAACTTGGCTCGCCATCTTGCAACGGCACACTTGGCATAATGGATTGTTTGTTAGGAACTTCTCTCGAACATCTTTATAGACTTCGTTCTGGCCTTTTCTCTTTGCAGATACTCGGCGTAGTTTCCCGCCTCGCTTGAGTGGGGTCTTGCGTTTAAGTGGAGAGCGTTTCATCGGTCAAAGAATGGAAGCACTATGCCAAGGATTGCGATTGCTACTAGCAAAACAATGAAGCACTCGTTCATTTGAATGCCCCTTCTGCTTTCTGAATCGTTACAAAGATTTGGTCGATGCCCTCTTGAATAGCCCTTTTAGCACATTCTGGGTCGCTGGGGTTTGCTCTAGCGGCTAAGCTCGAAGGCATAGCGTCCATTAGGTTTCTAATTGCTCCTAGCCATTTGCCGAACACTTCTCGCACCTCGTCCATCCGAATCGTAACTCTGTTCACCTCTTCCCATCGAGCGTGTTCCATTTCGGCTTCTGCCACTCGCTTTTTTGCTTCGCCCCATCCTTGAACTGCCGCCCTCATAGCGACTGGGTTTCTTTCGTTGGTTGCCCTCTGAACTAATGAGTAGGCAACAACCTCGGCTCTCCTCGCTCGGTGTAATCGTCCAAGCGGATTTTCCAATTTGATCGACTCGGCATCCGAGTTTTCTGATGTCTCTGATAAGCTCGTTGATGCTGACAAGATCGGCCTCGCCCTGCTTGGCTTTTTTTGATTGGCTATTTTCCAACGCTCTGCATCGGCCACGCTTGTAAGGGGCATACCTCTTTTTACTAGCTTTGAGATTTCGCTCTTCACTAGCCCCCACTTCTCGCATAGCTCTTTTTGTCGTATCATTTCTCACAGAGGCTTCCCACACGCCAAGCATTTCTCACCATCTCCACCCTTCTCATCCTCTGGGCTAGTCGCTTCCATCATCTTTCCAATCTCATCCAAGCTGAACCCGGTAATATCAATATCAATCTCCCCTGCGTCCAGTTCCTCTAGGATGTCTTTGAGTTGGGGCATATCGAACTCACCACTCAATTTGTTAAGGGCAAGGTTAGCCGCCTTCTCTTGTGTTTCATCTAACCAAACTGCCCACACATCGATCTCGTCTTTCCCAAGTGCCAAATAGCACTTTAACCTTTGATGGCCTCCAACTATGTTTCCAGTCTTTGCGTTCCAAGTTATCGGCTGAAGATTCCCAAGTTCGCTCAAAGATTTTGTGAGCCTACCCAAAGCCTCGGAAGTAATTTTTCTAGGATTGTATTTTGCTGGCGAAAGCTCGCTGATTTTCTTTGTTACTAAAGATGGATATTTCATTGTGTCTAAAAAGTTACGCAAGATTTGTTTTAAGTTGGTTTCTATAAAGGTTTTAGAGGAAACTCGTACAGAAAAATCGCACTTTGGAACC